CGTCGTCGTGAGTTCTATGAAAAACCGACTACCGAACGTAAACGCGCTAAAGCTTCTGCTGTGAAACGTCACGCGAAGAAACTGGCTCGCGAAAACGCACGCCGTACTCGTCTGTACTAATCTGTTGAGGGCACACGCCCTCAATGGTCAGACTGAGTTATAGTCGTAAGGCCGTGCTTCCGGAAGGAATGCGCGGCTTATTTTCGTTTATGCGTTAGCAAATACACAAAATCATTCAAGACGCATCACGGCGGCAAGGGAGTGAATCCTCAGCGCTTACATCAGTAAGTGACAGGGTTAACGAGCGCAGCCAACGCAGAAGCAGCTTGAGGGATAAGGTGTAATTTTACGGGGCCTATGGCTGGACGAATTCCACGCGTATTTATCAATGACCTGCTGGCCAGAACCGACATCGTCGATCTTATCGACGCGCGGGTAAAGCTCAAAAAGCAGGGCAAGAACTACCATGCGTGCTGTCCGTTCCATAACGAAAAAACCCCCTCTTTCACCGTAAACGGTGAAAAACAGTTTTACCACTGCTTTGGCTGTGGCGCCCACGGGAATGCTGTCGATTTCCTGATGAACTACGACAAGCTCGAGTTCGTGGAAACCGTCGAAGAACTGGCGGCGATGCACAACCTTGAAGTGCCTTACGAGGCAGGCAGCGGTCCGAGTCAGATAGAACGCCATCAACGACAAACGCTTTACCAGCTGATGGACGGTCTGAATTCGTTTTACCAACAGTCTCTTAAGCAACATGCAGCTGAACCTGCGCGTCAGTATCTGACACAGCGCGGATTGAGCGACGATGTGATTGCGCGTTTCGCTATTGGTTACGCCCCGCCCGGCTGGGACAACGTATTAAAGCGTTTTGGTGGCAATAGCGAAGATCGTAAATCTCTGATCGATGCCGGCATGCTGGTGACAAACGATCAGGGACGAAGCTATGACCGTTTCCGCGAGCGGGTGATGTTCCCCATTCGCGACAAACGAGGCCGGGTAATTGGTTTTGGTGGACGCGTGCTGGGTGACGGCATGCCGAAATACCTCAACTCCCCGGAAACCGATATTTTCCACAAAGGTCGCCAGCTGTATGGCCTTTATGAAGCCCAGCAGGATAACGCTGAACCCCGGCGTTTACTGGTGGTCGAAGGCTATATGGACGTGGTCGCGCTGGCGCAGTACGACATCAACTACGCGGTTGCGTCGTTGGGAACGTCCACCACCGCCGACCACATTCAGCTCCTGTTCCGGGCGACGAATAACGTCATCTGTTGTTATGACGGTGACCGTGCCGGACGCGATGCCGCCTGGCGTGCGCTGGAAACTGCACTACCTTATATGACCGACGGGCGCCAGCTGCGCTTTATGTTCCTGCCCGACGGTGAAGACCCGGATACGCTGGTGCGTAAAGAGGGCAAAGCGGCGTTTGAAGCGCGGATGGAGCAGGCTCAGCCACTCTCCACGTTTCTGTTTAACAGCCTGATGCCGCAGGTCGATTTGAGCACACCAGACGGACGCGCCCAGCTGAGCACGCTGGCACTGCCGCTGATTTCTCAGGTTCCGGGCGAAACGCTGCGCATTTATCTGCGCCAGGAGCTCGGCAACAAGCTCGGCATTCTGGATGACAGTCAGCTTGAACGTTTAATGCCTAAACTGGCTGAAAGCGGTGCGGTTCGCCCCGCGCCACAGCTAAAACGCACAACCATGCGTATACTGATAGGGTTACTGGTGCAAAACCCTGAGCTGGCGCCGCAAGTGCCGCCGCTCGCGGGGTTGAACCATGAAAAGCTGCCAGGACTTGGCTTATTTTCAGAACTGGTCAACACGTGTCTGTCGCAACCAGGTCTGACTACCGGCCAACTGTTAGAGCACTATCGCGGCACAAAAGAGGCCGCCACCCTTGAAAAACTGTCGATGTGGGACGATATAGCTGATAAGGACATTGCAGAAAAAACGTTCACCGACTCACTCAACCATATGTTTGATTCGATGCTTGAACTGCGCCAGGAAGAGCTGATTGCTCGTGAGCGTACACATGGCTTAAGCAGCGAAGAGCGCCGGGAACTCTGGATGTTAAATCAGGAACTGGCGAAGAAATAAACTGAACAAAAACCGTTCACGTTGTATCAAAGCAGAGACAACGTGATGGATGCAGCATTTAACGGCTTAAGTGCCGAATATCGATCGGGAAGCCCCCGGCAGCCGCACTGAGAGGCAGCGGCAAAAATATAAGTACGCCCTCGCTTCAAAGGTTGGCAGCGACACCGCCGACACCAATTAAACGAATTAAGTGTGGATACCGTCTTATGGAGCAAAACCCGCAGTCACAGCTGAAACTTCTTGTCCAACGTGGTAAGGAGCAAGGCTATCTGACCTATGCCGAGGTCAATGACCATCTGCCGGAAGATATCGTCGATTCAGATCAAATCGAAGACATCATCCAAATGATCAACGACATGGGCATTCAGGTGATGGAAGAAGCACCGGATGCCGATGATCTGTTGCTGGCTGAAAACTCCAACAACACCGACGAAGATGCAGAAGAAGCCGCTGCACAGGTGTTGTCCAGCGTTGAGTCTGAAATCGGGCGTACCACTGACCCGGTGCGCATGTACATGCGCGAAATGGGCACCGTTGAACTGTTGACCCGCGAAGGCGAAATCGACATCGCGAAACGCATCGAAGATGGGATCAACCAGGTTCAGTGCTCCGTTGCCGAATACCCTGAAGCGATCACCTATCTGCTCGAGCAGTACGATCGCGTCGAAGCCGAAGAAGCGCGTCTTTCTGACCTGATCACCGGTTTTGTCGATCCGAATGCTGAAGAAGATCTGGCGCCAACCGCGACCCACGTCGGTTCTGAACTGTCTCAGGAAGAGATGGATGATGACGAAGACGAAGAGGAAGAAGACGGCGACGATGACAGCAGCGATGACGACAACAGCATCGATCCTGAGCTGGCGCGCGAGAAGTTTGGCGAATTGCGTACCCAGTACGAACTGGCTCGCGACACCATCAAAGCCAAAGGCCGCAGCCATGCTGCCGCTCAGGCCGAGATTCAGAAACTGTCTGAAGTTTTCAAACAGTTCCGCCTGGTGCCGAAACAGTTCGACTACCTGGTGAACAGCATGCGCGTCATGATGGACCGCGTTCGTACTCAAGAACGTATCATCATGAAGCTGTGCGTTGAACAGTGCAAAATGCCGAAAAAGAACTTCATCACCCTGTTCACCGGCAATGAAACCAGCGAAACCTGGTTCAACGCGGCTATCGCGATGAACAAACCCTGGTCTGAAAAACTGCACGATGTGGCTGATGATGTTCAGCGCGGCCTGCAGAAACTGCGTCAAATCGAAGAAGAGACCGGCCTGACTATCGAGCAGGTTAAAGATATCAACCGTCGCATGTCCATCGGCGAAGCGAAAGCCCGTCGTGCGAAGAAAGAGATGGTTGAAGCTAACTTACGTCTGGTTATTTCTATCGCGAAGAAATACACCAACCGTGGTCTGCAGTTCCTGGATCTGATCCAGGAAGGTAACATCGGTCTGATGAAAGCGGTTGATAAGTTTGAATATCGTCGCGGTTACAAGTTCTCCACCTACGCAACCTGGTGGATCCGTCAGGCGATCACCCGCTCTATCGCGGATCAGGCGCGCACCATCCGTATCCCGGTGCATATGATTGAGACGATCAACAAACTCAACCGTATCTCCCGTCAGATGCTGCAAGAGATGGGCCGCGAGCCGACGCCAGAAGAGCTGGCAGAGCGCATGCTGATGCCTGAAGACAAGATCCGTAAGGTGCTGAAAATTGCCAAAGAGCCTATCTCCATGGAAACGCCAATCGGCGACGATGAAGATTCGCATCTGGGTGATTTCATCGAGGATACCACCCTCGAGCTGCCGCTGGACTCTGCGACTACCGAGAGCTTGCGTGCTGCCACTCACGACGTTCTGGCGGGCCTCACCGCACGTGAAGCGAAAGTCCTGCGTATGCGTTTCGGTATCGATATGAATACCGACCACACGCTGGAAGAAGTGGGTAAACAGTTCGACGTTACCCGCGAACGTATTCGTCAGATCGAAGCGAAGGCCCTGCGCAAACTGCGCCACCCGAGCCGTTCTGAAGTTCTGCGTAGCTTCCTCGACGATTAATCGGCCCTGAAAAGTAAAAAGCTCCCAACCGGGAGCTTTTTTTTCATCTTTTTTCAGCACAGCAGAACCCCCTACCGCCCTCGCACCATCAACGCCTCATCGAGTTCGCGATAGGCTTCGACCAGCTTGTCGAGCGTCGCCCTGTTCAGCCCACTCGGATTTGGCAGCACCCACACCTGCGTCATGCCAATGGTGATTCTCTGCTTGCCCCACTGCGCACCGCGCTGGCTAAAGGCCTGCTCGTACGCCTGCTTGCCAAGGATCGCCAGCGCCGAAGGCTGGTAATCTTCTATTTTCTTCACCAGTTCCCGCCCGCCGCTACGCAGCTCATGCAGATTCACCTCTGTAGCCTGGACTGTCGGGCGCTCCACCAGCATGGTAATGCCGCAGCGAGTATCCAGCAGATGCTGCTCCTCTTCAGGCTTCAACAGCCGATCGGTGAATCCTGCCTGATGAATGACCTTCCAGAAACGATTTCCCGGATGGGCGAAGTGAAAACCCGTATGGGCGGAGGACTTGCCTGGGTTGATCCCGCAGAACACCACTCGCAGCCCCGGCGCCAGAATATCGTTGATCATCTCACTCCCCGATGAATGTATCTTGTAATTAGTATAAAGGATTGATAATGCGTTGTTTATAAAAACAGCAGGCAGGAGGGAATGGCTGGATTGCAGCAGGGAGTTACTTTATAATTCACCGCCACGGCCCCTTAGCTCAGTGGTTAGAGCAGGCGACTCATAATCGCTTGGTCGCTGGTTCAAGTCCAGCAGGGGCCACCAAATTTTAGCAGTAAATACATACAGTTAGGCCACTCCCGCGAGTGGCCTTTTTGTTATCTATCCACCGTGTGTCGCAAAAGTGTCGCAGCAGTAAAAAATCTTCCATCGCATAAGCTCTTTTTTAGAGCCCTATAAAACAAGAAACCCGCACAAGGCGGGTTTCGGTTACATCCACAATTGTCTCTGACCACTGGAAGAAGGATGGGGTGGTACTGGAGTGATATCACCGGGGGTGACAATAAATCGCTCAATTGACTCCATTGTGACAAACGTACAACTGCAATTTATGTTTGTACATTGGTGGTATCGCTCTTTGGTATTCTCGCTAAGGTAGCGACTGGTTCGCGCATGTGCCGCGTGCTGACATTTTGGGCAATGGAACATGAACACCTCAAATTCTCAAAAAGAGAATGTATAATACTAAAAATTCTCTTTTTGCGAAATGATTTAATCTACATCCTCAGTCAGGTATTCAACATCTGAAATCTTTACTTCAAGCTCTAAGCCCGTCGTGTAGCCGTTCCCGTTAAGGTTATGCACCACCCGGCTGATGATCCACGCCTGCTCGTCGATGACGCGCTTAAAGCCTTTCACCGCAACCGGCGTTTCAGGAAATAAATCTGCCCGTCCAGTGGCGAGCGTAATCGAAAACTCCGCCACGCCGCGCTGTATCTTGTCCCACTTCGCCTGAGCGGCGCGCATCGCCTGCGCCTTTGTCGCGTAGATGGTCGTGAGCTCCAGCACATTGTCAGACTCACCGGCCATATACTCACCCTTTCGCGCCTCCTGCTCCTTTTTCACCTGGCTCTTTGCCGGTGCTTTGACGGCTTTCGGATGCTGCAGTGCGCGCAGGTGCTGAACCTTCGGCTTGCGTTTCAGCTTCACCTTTTGCTTTTGCGGTTTCGGGTCTTTGGTATGCAGCCATTTCGCCGTGACGCCGGTGTAAGCCTCCCGGTCAGCAATAGCGAACTGATGCCGGTCGCCGTCGCCACGTTCGACGGTCATTTGCGGGATGGGTTTGCCACTTGCCACCTTGCCGCTACCGGCTTTAAGAAATAACAGTTTTCCCGCTTTGACAGAAACCGACGCACCGTTTCGGTCAGCGAGTCGCGACAGAAATGCCGCGTCGGACTCCTGCGACTGGTCGATATGCGGCACGGCGATCGCTTTCAGGGTCTCAGCGACGCTGGCCGTGAGCTTGTTACGCTGCGCGATGGTATCGACAATTACCCCGAGCGTGGTGTCATGCCATGACTGCTCGCGGCGCGAGTTCAGCGTCCCGCGAAAATCGGCGCTGCGCCCCCGGATGGTCAGCGTATCTGGCGCGCCCCGGTGCTCAATTTCATCGACCGTGAACGTACCTTTTTTTATCAGCGCGGAATCCTGCCAGCCTAACCACAGCGTCAACGTAGCTCCGCGCGGCGGCATTGCTATCTGGCCGTCAGTGTCATCGAGCTCGATATCAAGCTGGTCGGCCTCGAATCCGCGATTGTCGTTCATGGTCAGACTGATAAGCCGGTCGCTGAAATCCTGCGTGATATCCTCGTTATCCAGCTTGAGCATAAACGCCGGGGCTATCTTCGCCCCGGCCTGAATATCCATATCTGTAATCATCCCGCCAGCCCTCCCAGCCAGTTACCGGCAGACGTGACCAGATTGTCAGCCTGCGTTTTCAGGTCGCCATAAATGGCCGCGACAGAATCATCGACGCGTTTCAGCGACAGGCTAAAGTCGATTTTTCGCGCCTGGCCATCGCTGAAAAACTCGGTGTGCGTATGGGTTACTTTCTCGATGACATACATCCCGAGGATAAGACCCGTCCCGTCAATCAGCGGCCACGCGCGCCCCTCATTAGCCATCAGTTCGACCGCCGTCAGCGACAGGCGACCGCCGGTGATTTCAGGGTAAAGCGTGCCCGACAGCGTGCGGGAGGTTTCTCCCTCCCCGAGAAACTGATACGCCGGTGACTTGCCGATGCGGTCGTTTGATGCCCAGCGGTAATCCTTCGAATACTGCATAGACTGATACGGCAGGGTATGCCGTTCAAACACAAAAAAGCCCAGCACCATTAGCATGTGTTTCCCTCCCTTAATCGTGTCTCATGCTGGAGCGCTGGCGCGCCCGTTTTTCACGGTCGACTTTTTCGACCGCCTCGCGCAGCTGGCGGTCGAGGTCACTGCCCGGCGCGCCCCCACCCTGCAGGTTAAAGTGGTACTCGCTTTTGCTCTGGTCGATATAGGACTGCCCGGCAGAGGCCGTCACTGGCCGGTAAGCCTGATAACCGCCATACCCTGCGGTCTGCGGGATGTACCCGCCACCCGGCGCAGCCTTGTCTGCTTTCGCCGCCGTCTGGTCAAGGTCGCTGGATTCCTTTTTCACCACCCCGAGCTTTTCCAGCAGCCAGCTGACTTTGCCGCTTATGCTGTTAAAGATATTGAGCGGTAACATCAGCGCATCCGCCAGCGCCTTTCCAAAGGCCACACCAACATTTTTGCAGCTGTCGAGCGTCTCCTGCGTGGCTTTCACTGGCGCAAGCAGGTCTTTAAACCACTTCCAGACGACACCGAGTTTTTCGGCAATGGTGTCAAATACCGGTGCGAGCGGGGCAAACATTTCCCCGACCGGCGCAAAGGCCGCTTTGAGCCCCTCCACCACACCTGAGAAAAAGGCGCTTATCGGCTCCCAGTATTTATAGATGAGCAGCGCACCTGCCACGACAGCCGCGACCACGGCCACCACTGGCAGTGTGATTGCACCAATGGCCGTGACGATCGCACCGCCAATCGTGCTGAATACCACGCCCATCACCCCGGCAGCGGCAATGATGGCATTTATTCCCATCACCACCGGCCACGCGACGAGCCCAATCCCGCCCATCACACCAATGAGCGCCAGCGCACCGCCTGCCACCACACCGATAGTGGTCGCAAGTCCCTTGTTTTTCGTTATCCAGCCATCGAGCCTGAGCACATACTGCGTGGCCGTCTGCGTCAGCTTACGCAGTGAGCCCTCCTGCTGGTCAAAAAGGTCAGTGCCGACCGCCTCATACGCCGACTGAAACTCTTTAAAGTCGCCGCCGAGGTTGTCCTGCATCACCTTGACCAGCTCCTCGGTCTTGCCGTCCGAAGCTTTAAACGCAGCGGTGAGCTGGTCGAGTTTGCCGGTCGACGCGGCCGCCATTAGCACCGCTGCCGACGAGCTGGCTTCCTCACCGAAAATGGTTTTCATGTATTCGGCTTTCTGACCGGTGCCGAGATTGTTTTTCTCAAAACTACGCTGCATTTCTTTCAGGATGGAAAAGATCGGGCGCGTGTTTCCCTTGCTGTCAGACGTTTTAACCCCGAGCTCCTTGATGGCGTCATAGGCTTTACCGGTCGGTGCCTGCAGGCGACTCAGCACGGCACGGCTCCCCGTTCCCGCCATTGAACCGGTGATTTTGGAGTCATGCAGCGCGCCGACCATCGCGGCAGTTTCCTCGATACTCACCCCGGCATTTTTCGCCACCGGCGCGGCATACGTCAGCGCATCGCTTAACCCGTCAAAGTCGGCGGCGGTTTTATTCATCGTCATCGACAGCACGTCGCCAATGTGCGCGACTTTGTCGTTGGAAAGCTGAAACGCGGATTTCATCCCGGTGAGAAGCGCGGCGTTCTCTTCCATCGAGCGCTGATTCGACAGCGCCATGTTGAGTGTGACCGGCGTCGCCGCCTGAATGGCCGCCGCATCACCGCCACTTTTGGCGATGATGATTTGCGCGCTGGCCGCGTCATCTGCAGAGGCAGCGGTATTGTCGCCGAGCTGTCGCGCCTGTTTGCGCAGCGCCTGCATTTCGGGCGACTGTTTTTCGACACCCAGCACCGCCTGCAGCTCAGAGTTTTTCTGTGCAAAATCGAAGCCTGGCATCATCAGTTTCACCCCGGCGAGCGTTCCCGTCGTGGCAATACCCACCGGC